AGGAGCACTCGTTCCGTTCTCAGCAACAGCAGTAGCAGGTGGTGTGGCGGCAACTGCGGCGGCGGCCGGATTGTTATTGATGGCAACATCAGCAACGGCAAACGCTTTAGGATTGACTGCTATGGCACTGGCACTGACTGCATCAACCTTAGCAATGACCTTGTTAAGGACACAGATTGCAGGATTGCTCGTATCGGCAATAATCATGCAGACTGCATTCGGAATGATGCAGAAAGCATCAGGACCTATGGCATCAGCAATGATGGCTCTGATGGTTCCTATGACACTGGTGTCCACGGCAATGCTCGCATTTGCAGCATCCTCAGTAGCAACGGCAGGTTCGTTCGTTGTGATCTTGGCATCAGCAACGGCACTGGCGGCGGTATTACTGTTAGTTCAGGCCGGATTCACAATGATAACTGCGGCGGCAATGGTTCTGACTGCAACTATCGGTTCTGCGTTCACGAGTGCAATGCTTCAGGCAGGAACCGTGACACAGACACAGATGGCACTCATCCTTGCGATTATGACAATGGCACTGGTAGCAATCAATGCTCAGGTGTCTTCATCGACATCAGATATGGTGAACAAGGTGCAAGCGGCAATGCTCGCTATGAATATTGCAATCCTCACCGGTGGCTTTATGCTTCAGGGAAGTATGGGCAATCTGATGAATGGCTTAGATTCCATTATGGCACAGATGCCATCCAAGGCTCATTCTTGGGGAGTGGATATGGTTCAGGGTATCGCAAGCGGAATGATGGCTGCATCCGGTCAGGTAAGGGGTGCGGCAATCAACATCGCCGGTATCATCAGTTCGTTCCTGCACTTCTCAGTTCCTGATGAAGGTCCTCTGACATCCTATGAATCATGGATGCCTGACTTTGTAGGCGGTTTGGCTCAGGGTATCGAGAACAATAAGGGAACGATTAAGAGTGCAGTTGCAGGACTGGCAGATACGATGTCAGTATTTGCAGGAGCAGATGCAGTATCACCGGCAACCTCTGCGGCGGCAATGGGTGCAACCACGAACAATAGTAGCGTAAATCAGACAGTAACTATTGAAAATACATTCAATGGCGATAGAGCAATCCAACAGGAAGCAGCGACTACGATGAACAAATCGGCAGATGATGTTACTGCATCCCTTGCAAGAGGATTGGCTTATGCACGATAGGAGGTAGAAGATGGCAAGAGCAAAAAGACCTGTCTCAGTTGCAGGAATAGAGTTTGATGCCCTCATCAGCTCCGACTATAGCATGGAGGCCACCGTACCCGAGTATGCGGTGGAAAGTGGTTTCCATGTCAGCGATGCAATCATACTGAAATCGGAAACGCTCAGTATGGTGCTCTATGTGACCGACAATCCGGTTACATGGTATGACAGACACAACAAAGGGAGAAATCGTGTAAGTTCGGTTACGGCAATGCTTGAGAGTTTGTATTACTCCAAACAGCCTGTTACGGTAATCACATCCGAGAAGACTTATACGAATATGGCGATTGAATCTATCAAGATTAGTAAGAGCCTTGAGACCGGATATGCACGAGAAATCCCGATATCGTTTAGAAAAATCAGAACGACATCCACACAGACCACGATTATTCCGGCCGAATATGGCAAGAGTGGTGCTACTGGTGCGAATGCAGGAACTGCAAACACATCGAGTGGAAGCAGTGGCTCTGGTGGTGGTTCGGGAAGTGGTTCTTCCTCAAACAGTGCTTCGAATGGTTCAAATGGAAGCATCTTGTATAACGCAGGTAAGACCACTGGCATTCTGTAGGAGGAGGGAATATGGATTATACGATTATTGAAGTACCTGATATGAACGATAGTCTATCCCGCCTTGTACTGAATGGGCAGTTTTTTCAGATACGATTTACCTATAATGACACGAAAGATTATTGGAGCTTCGGATTGTATGACGATCAGGACAATCCGGTTGCGATAGGAATTAAGATAGTTCCCGGTGCGGTTTTGAATATGTTCTTTGGCAGAAGCAAATTACCGAAAGGTGCATTTGGTGTTATCACGAAACTCGAACGAGTTGGAAGAAATGATTTCCTGAATGGCAAAGCAAAGTTCGTATTCGTTCCGGCAGAAGGGGAGGATGAGGGTTAGTTTCTTGTCCGCAAGACAATCCACTGGACAATCCTGAGGACAGTCCATAAAAATGTCCATGTAATTTCCGTAAGATGAGGTAGATAATCGTGGATTTAATGCAAATCATCGAAAAACTTTTAGGGTTTTCTAACCAAATTTCGAAAAGTACAGTTTACAAACGATTTCGTTTATTGTAAACGGAACATTCGGTGCGAATATTTGCATTTGAATACGATTTTTTGTGTCCATTGGATAATCCATCGGACAATCCACTGGACATTCTGTTGGAAAATCTGCGGATAATCCACTGCTAACCAAACCTAACCAAACCAAACCGTATATTTATATATAATATACTCGCAAATGCTCGTATCATTTTTGCGGAAAGGAGTTAATCAGAAATGGCGGGATATACGAATTTTGACAGACAGTATCGATTGATTGCAGGACCTGCCGGTAGGGTAGGTTTTGAGATTGGAGCGACATCGCCATCACAGCCTGACCCACTCCATATTACTTTTCGCTTAGAGAAATCAGACCTTGAAACACAGAACACCGGTAAGATTGAGATTTGGAATCTCAGTCCTAGCCATGTGGCAGAATTAGAGAAGGCAGATTGTTGTGTCGGCTTGAGAGCCGGTTACGGAAACAACCTGCCTTTAATTTTTGCAGGTATCGTCAGTTTTGCGACAAGCACAAAGGACGGAGCTGATGTGAAAACGAGCATCGAAGTAGTTGATAACCTGATTGCTATTCGAGATACGAATGTTTCGATTTCGTACAAAGGCACTGTGAGTTGGAAGACAATCTTCGATGACATCGCTGCACAGATAGGTGTGGTTCCGGTGTATTCCTACAATGCCACCTTTGCAAATGTTACGAATGGCTTCAGCTATGTCGGTCTTGCAAAGAATGTACTGACGAAAGGTTGTAACTGCTGTGGACTCAGTTGGAGCATTCAGAATGGTGTGCTTCAAATTAAGAGAGCCGGAGATGCGGTGAATACGAAAGGTTATCTGCTTTCTGCTGAAACCGGATTGATTGGCACACCGGAGAAAGTGGCGGTAAAGGATAGCAATGATTCGTCCATAACAAGAATTGGATGGGATGTTACATTCTTCCTGAATGGTGCAATCGATGTCAACGATTATGTGAAGCTCGTGAGCAAGCAGGTGACCGGATATTTCTATGTGTACTCCATTCAGATAAACGGAGATAACAAGAGCGGTGACTGGACCTGCAAGGCAAGGTTACTTGAACTCAGTAAAGTTAAGCCAAAAGCATCCTCAGGCGGTGGTGCAGCAAGCACAACTGTGACATACAAGGTCAAGACAAATGGTGGCAGACTTATGTTGCGAGAATCCGCAGGATATACCAAGATACTCGCCAAGATGCCGAATGGCACGACAGTATCATCGGATGGCAAGAGTTCGGGCGAATGGATTCATGTTTGCTATAACGGCACATGGGGATATTCGCATCAGACCTATTTGCAGAAAGTGTAGGTGATGCCTTATGATGCAGGAATTTGTTCAGAATATCAAGGACACCGTTAAGGAAGAACTGGCTGATGTGCATACTGCCATTCCGGGCAAGATTGTATCAGTAGATGCAGGGTCAGGAACCTGTACAGTACTGCCAGTAATGAAGAAAAAGGCCAGCAACGGTTCTTTGGTTGATTACCCTAAGATAAGTGGGGTTCCGCTTGTATTCCCTCAGGGAAGCGGTCAGGGATGCTCAGTGGTATATCCGGTAAGTTCAGGAGATGGATGTTTGATTATAGTCGCAGAGCAGTCCATTGATTACTGGCTGTATGGAAGAGAGACCGACTCGGATTTGAGGTTTGATATAACGAATGCCATCTGTATACCCGGACTGTTTCAACAGTTACCGGCCACATTCGGAGAAGCGTGTGAGTTGGATGCGGTTATCGTTGAAGCTGACACGACAAGGCTGATTGTAAAGCCGGATGGAATAGAGATGGTAGGCAACCTGAAGGTAAAAGGGAAGATTGAAGCCGAGGAAATCACAGCAGAGAAAACCATCGAAGCTGAGAGTATCACGGCTAAAGAAGATGTGACTGCCGGTGATATATCGTTGAAAGAGCATACTCATACGAGTGCGATAGTAGGCGATGACACGAGCGGTCCGAAATAATGTTGCGGCAATTATGAGAGAAGGGAGTGAGAGACTTGTTGGATATCAAGGTCGATAATGACAACGACATCGTAATCACAGAGGATGGAGATTTTCAGCTTGTGGAAAATGATATCAGTCAGGCAATAAAGATGCGATTGCGATGGATTGCAGGTGAATGGAGACTTGGTCCGTCCTTGGGATTTCCTGCTTTCGAAGATTTGTTTGTGAAGAATCCAAACATGAACATCATAATGTCCGACATCAGAGAGGCTGTTATGGATGTAGACGGAGTGGAAGAATGCTCTGTTGAAATCATAGAGTTTGACAGAAGATTACGAACGGTGGTGTTTCAGTACACCGCAGTTGTAAATGGAGAGACTATTACGGAGGAGGTGACATTAAATGCCTGATTACGGATTGACACCACAAGGTGTGAATATCAAAAGACTTGATGTAATTCTCGATGAGATGCACACGGAGTTATCAGAAAAGTGGGGAGTAAACACAAGGCAGAATACAACCTCTTTGCTGAATGCTCTGATTACGGATGTGGCAGATTCGCTCGCTGAATTATGGGAACTCGGTCAGGATGTGTATAACAATACCTATCCGACCAGTGCCGAAGGTATGTATCTCGACAATGCAGCACAGTTTGCCGGTATTTCGAGAGAGGAAGAAGCGAAGTCATATTACCATATTCTTTGTACCGGCAAGGAAGGTACGGTAATTCCGGCCAGTACATTGATTTGTACGAATATGAATCCGGTAACACAGTTGAAGCCTACGAATGAGATACAGTTGATGAGAAATGCCTTTAACAA